TCAACATTGACAAGTAAACCTCTCTTTCCCACGGTAACATAAATTCTAAATCTGATAACGAGTATTTGAAATGTTGCATTAATGCAAAGTTAGTTTCAAAATGGTTTATCAAATTGTCATGTGAGAGGCATACTAAAAAAAATCTTGAAGGCCCTCCAGTGTTACTTTATTCTCGTGTCCACATTTACATGTAAACTCAACATCTTTTTTCATAGATGGGATTGTTCTTAGAAACTCTCCCACCTTTTGGAATTGTGAGTTTGTCATTGAATCAATAAACTCAGACATTTCTTTTCTTGAAACATCAGATGCGTTATATCTTTCATCTTCGGTCAGAATTGCTGAAATACAACCTTCCATCATAACGAACCCAAACTCACTCTCATTGATATCTTCTCTCCAGTTATCAACAAAGGTATTGTATGAAGGATATCGCATTTCGATTGAGACTGTTGGTGTCAGTTCAATAACATTACTAACATCCTCACCTTCAACTTTTAGTTCGGATAGATTGACTTCAACCTCTGTGGTCTCTTCACAATCAATTGCTTGACACTTTACATTTACTGTAGATGTTTCGCCGACAGATTTAGAACGGATTTGTGTGAACATATATTCAACATCAAATGTCGTAAGTTGTGATGGTGCAATATCTTCAAACACACAAGCAATAATTGTGTCAACCATTGCTCTCATTGCTTGTTTCTGGTCTTGCGACTCAAATGCCATGAGAAGAATCTTTTCTTCTTTGACAAGGTATGGTCGATATGTTACAATACTTTTTGATGAAGGAATCTCCATCTCGTATTTAATCGACTCATTTAACTTAGGTAATGCCATAATTTAACTCCATAATTACCTTAATACTCTTCTAATCAATTCGCCTGCGAGACCTTCAACCAGACCACTGGAGATGTCTCCTTGTCCTGAGCGCCAGTCTTTGTAAGACAATTGGACTGACACTTCCACAACATCTTGCGTTTCATTATTTAGTGCAATTTCATTCAGTGTTGTTGGGTATGCGTTCTCAAGAATACAACTGTATGCAATCTGGTCACCAAAGATACCGTTCAAATCAATCTCACCTTGTGCGAGGTCGAGTGGCCCAATACGAGGGAGACGATTACGAATACCACTAGGAATTCTGTCGGTATCAAAAACTTTCTTCTTTTTGATTGGAAACGATACACCCTTCTTCAGTTGTTGAATGACAACTGGTTTGGTATAGTCTTTGAAATATCCAATCGTTTTTGTTTGTTGGTTGTGTGCGAGGTTTTGCCATGTCTCAAAGTATCTGCGAATGCCGTAGTCGTTCATACAATAGAATGTCATGTTTAGGTCTGTGACCGCATACCCATTTGCAATTTTGGTCAGAACCGTTCCAATCTGTTTGTCAGCGGACAAAACCTGACGGCCTGGCAAACTGGTTACACGACACAACATGTCTAATTCTCTTGGGTCGTTACCACCCAAAGGCGCGCCCTGAATACGAGGTAGTTGAACACGGAACATGTTCTGTGATGCGAATCCACCACCTCTACTTACTTGCGCTCTAAAATCGTCTACGCGAAATACCATTATCCTATCATCCGTCTTGAATCTGAGAACACTTTGGAAGAGTTTCTCTTACGGAAGTCTGCGGTTGGTAGGAAGGTTGCGATTTCCCATTCAGGTGCTTGGACTTCTGCGAACTTACTCTTCACATGGTCATTCAGATAGTGTTTGAAACATGGTTTGAAATACTTGAACTTACTTGCAGACTGCAATCTCTTATAGGTGATATTGAACTTCGCATCGTCACTTGTCTTACTGGACTGAATATCCAGAAGGGAGTCAAGGAACTTCGCACGAAGAAGTGGTGGAAGATAGTGAAGGTTCAATCCATAGAACCCACCTTCCGCAGGGCCAACCACAATCACCAGAGGAAACGCATCATAGTATGGAAGTGTGTCTTTGGTCTTCGGGTCGTAGAAGAACATCTGCATCGAACCAATAATTTGTTTATTACCACGATTGATTTCCTTCTCTTGCATCAACGCTTCACGGTTGACAGAACGAAGGTTCTTTGCTTTTTTACGAAACCATTCACGCGATTCCTTCGTGCGTGGTGTAATACCAGCACGGAATGCTTGCAGTTCCAGTCTTTGGAATAAGTTACTCATACACCTATTTATAAGGTTTTTTGTAAGGTTTGAGAGGTTTTGTTGATTTCGGTATCATTGATTTCAATGGTTCGGTTTTCTCTGTCCATATGACAAAGTTCCAACCACGGTCTTTTGCATACTCACTGGCTGCCTTCCACTTATTAATGTTCTTAACATAAGTCAGACTTTCGGTGATATATCGTTTCGTCCTGCGTTGACCTGTCGGTGGGCGTGTCTGTGCATCTGGTTTTATCTCAACCAGAAAGACTTTACCGTCCTTCATCTTTATTTTCAAGTCCATAAAGTATCGGTGGTATTTGTGGTCAACCTCATATAGATATGGTATAACCACTTCTTCACTTGACCACTCAATCACGTTTGAGTTGTTATCACACCACTTGAAGGCGTGTTTCTCCCACAAAGAACGATAGATGACCTTTGTGTAGTCACCCTTATACTTCTTTGGATTTTTCGGTTTATATCGTCCAGAATATGCCATAAAACCTTATAAATAGTATCGAATTATTTTTATTTAGTGGACTTACAAATGGCATTACAAGACGATTTAGAATATCCAAAAGAAGATACTTCTGACTATGGTGGTCGAATTGTCTTTTCAGTTCTTGAGGAAGAACAACCAAGTTTGGGTGAACTTGCTCAAGTTGCTCAAAGTAAGACAAAGGCTGCAAAAGATGCCATAAAAGATGTTGTCGGCGGTGAAGCGCCTGGCACTAATCTAATACAACAGTTCAAAGGTGGTGTTAACCAAGCATTGAAAGGCACACAACCAAAAACCCCAACTCGTAGAGTTTCTCTTTATCTTCCCGTTGGTCTTCAGTTCCGTGATAATGTCGCTTATGAAAATACTGACCTGTTATCGGGAACTGTTGCTGGTTTTCTTGCTGGTGCTGGTTCTAGTGCAGAAGGATTAAAGGGAACTGAAGCTCAACAACAAGCAAGTCTTGCTATTGTTCGTCTTGCACAGAAAAATCAGGAACTAGGTAATGTTGCTAGGGCTGCAGCACGAGTCACCACAAACCCTAATACTCGCGCATTGTTTAAGAGTGTTGCGTTAAGAGAATTTGCATTCACCTTTAAGTTTCTTCCGTGTTCTGCAAGAGAAGCAGAAGAGGTTAAAAATATTATTCAATTATTCAGAGAAGAACTATATCCAGAAGATATCCCTGACGCTGGTATTTCTTTGGGGTATAAGTTTCCAAACAGATTCAGAATTCAAATTGAATATAATGGTGAAGAGGTTACAAATAAAATTCTCCCATGTTACCTCAGAGATGTGAGTGTTACATATAATCCATCAACAATGGCGATGCATGATGATGGAAACTTTAGTGAGATTGACATGAGTGTATCATTTACTGAATCTAGAACACTAGACAGAAGACAAATTGAGGCAGGATTCTAATGGCATATTTCGACAACTTTGGAATCGTATCATATCGTTTTGGTGATAACGAGAGTCCAGTCCTTTTCAATAATCTCACCGCATATGTTGATGTGATTGACCAAGTAAAAGAGAATGTTGCTTTTTATAACAAGTATACCATCAGTGCGGGAGAGAGACCAGACACACTATCCTACAAACTGTATGGCACTCCAGATTACTACTGGACATTCTATCTGTTGAACAATCACATTCGTGAGAGTGGTTGGCCTATTGATAGTTACGATATGTTAAATATCGCAAAATCAAAATACCCGTATCGTGTTGTGACAACCAATACAAACCTAACAGGTATCTTTCCTGTCGGTCAGAGTGTGACGGGTGTTACCAGCACCACGACAGGAACAGTCATTCGCAAAATTACTGATATGGGTCAACTCGTTATTGATACAGGTGAAGAACCAAACACTGCAAACTTTGGTTCGACAGAGTTGATTCGATACACCGATACAGATGGAAACATTCAACAATTGACTGCCATTGCGGAGTCCGAACAATACAATGCAGTTCACCACTACGAAGATGCAAATGGTGTGCATCAAGACCTGACGATATATGACTTTGGTAATCCTTCGGTAAGTTGGACACCAGT